CCTCAAACAGCCGGCCGAAGACGTCGGCCCCCTCCAACTCATCCACGACCACACGCTAGGCAGGACGACCCAGGAGACGCACACAAGCGTCGAAGAGATCCTGCAGGAGCACGCGGCCACAGGACTCGAGGTACGCAAGCTCGCCGAACGCCTCTACAAACGCCCCGACCCAACCCGCAAAGACATCGAACGCACCCGCCGCCGCCTCGAATCCATGGTCAACACAGGCGACGCAGAACGCGCCGTCAACCTCGACGGACACACCATCTACCAACCAGCAACGTTCAACACATGAACACAGTGGACAAACCTGTGGAAAACCACCGTGACCCCCAACGTGACCCGCAACCAAGCCAAACAACAACAGCCGTGACCACCCCCGTGACTACTTGCATGACATTGATCACGCTAGGTGTCACGGGGGGTCACGCACCACGGAACCAAGCGGTCACGCAAAGGGTCACGCCTCCCCCCAAAGGGGGGAGGAGACGTGTAGCAGCCAACCATCGCACAACGAACCAACACACAGAGACGCGACCGCGCGATGTCGCACGCACGATCAAAAGAAAGGGACACGATGGTTCCCTCCATGTGCTCGAGACGCCAGCCGAGCTCGCCGGCCGCCATGGTCACCACCCGCATGGTTCCGTGTCACAAAGTCGGAGGGTCGGAGGGTCAGGAGGGTGGCTCAGCGCCAGGCCGCATGGCTGCATGGGTGGACGCCAACACCTGTTAGTGGCCGGAGAGGCGGGCGGCTGCTCGAGGCGCCGATCCCCCACCCGGCAATTTGCTCAGCCGGCGGCGCGGCGCGATGCGGCCCCCGTCTGTCTCTCGCCTGTCGACAAAAGATCGCGGATTGCTTGTGGTGAATCGAAAAAAGGGGTGGCATGAACGATCGTCTGTTGGCCGTGTCGCTGTTGCTCAGGTCGTTGGCGGATCTTCGGTTTGAGCCGCAGTCGTGGGGTTCGGCGTTGCGGCGTCAGGCGATTAGTGGGGAGGGGCCGTCGGAGCGGATCGAGTGCGCGACGTGTAAGGGCGATGGCGTGGTGCGTGTGCGTGGGATCGAGGTGCCGTGTTCGGCGGAGGGGTGTGGCGGCCGCGGTTGGTTGTTCGTCGACTCGTACACGCACCGGCCGATCGGGACGATGAATACGGGGACGTCGCAGAACACGCGGGCGGTGCGGTGTGATGCGTGTGGCGGCCAGGGTGCGTTCGGGAACGGGCGGCGCTGCTCGAGATGCGGCGGGAGTGGCTGGATCGAGGTTGCCGCCGATCTGCTGCGGGCGACGCGGGTTGGGCCGGCTTTCGCGTCGTTGGATTGGGCGCCGTCGCCACTTCTGGCTGCCCTCGATGAGGGGTTTCCTGGTGCTGGTGCGGCGTATCGGCAACGCCTGCAGGCTGGCAGCTATGAGGAGCTCGGGTCGGCGCTGGATCTGTTGCGGGCGGTGAACCGGCGTCGTCATTTGCTGGTTTGGCGGGTGTATGTGTTGGCGGAGCGGGAGCCGGAGGGTTTGCCGGATCTGTGGCGGGTGAGGTTGCATTTGGGGATGGAGTTTTTGGCGGCGGAGATGCCTGAGGTGATCAGGGTGCCGGGTTGGGCGGCCAGGAATGAGCGTCGCCGGCGGGAGCGGCTGCTCCGGGTGGCGGCGTGAGGGTTGACGGTCGGCCGATCGTGCGGCTACAGTCCGTTCACCTGCCGTTTCGCCGGTGGAAATCCCTCTTCGGGGGGCGCGCGTGTCTCGCGCTAGCTATGCCATTTTCGAGGTGATGTGTGATGCCCGCTAAGGGGACGGCTGGGTTTAGTCGGTCACCGTTCACGGCTGCTGAGAAGCAGGAGTTGAAGCAGCGGTTGGTCGAGGTGCGGGCTGAGGGCTGGTCGTGGAAGAGGGTCTGTTCCGAGGTTGGGATTTCGGTTCGGACGTATCACGAGTGGCGGCAGAAGGACGAGAAGTTTGCGGTCATGTGCGCGGCCGCGGAAGGTTCTCGGCGGGACACTCTCGTCGACGACTGCCTCACGATGGCGCGTGATGAGTCGACGCCGGCCGCGCAGCGGGCGTGGATGTTGATGTTCTTGACGAAGCAGGCGGATCCGTCGTTCCGGGATAACCACAAGGTCGAGCATGTCGTGTCGGGTGGTTTGGCGGGTGCGTTGAAGCAGCTGGCGAAGATGGGCCGGGAATGACCGATTCGGCAAGGATGCGGTCTGAGGCCCAGGTGAACCACCAGTGGCTTCTCGCCTACATGGAAGCTGGCTTCACACGAGCCGAGGCAGTCGGTTTCCTCGTTGCTTGCTTTAGCCGTCCAATTCCGCAGCAGATGCCGCCAGAGATGTCGGAGGTGCTGCAGAAGGTTTCGGCTGTCTACAATCGAACGCTCGCGGAGCCGGAATGAAGGAGGAGGATGCGATCACGGCGGGGATCCGCAAGAGCCCCGCGTTTTTCCTCGAGAAGATCCTCGGATTCCAGCCGTGGTCGAAGCAGTTGCAGATCGTGGAGTCGGTGCGCGACAATCCGCGCACGGCGGTCCGGTCGGCTAACGGTGTCGGCAAGACGGCAATCGCAGCCAGGACGGTCCTCTGGTTTCTGGCGGCCCATCCGAGGTCGGTAGTCGTCACCACAGCCCCGACGTGGAAGCAGGTCGAGACGCAACTGTGGCGGGAGATGGCTGTCGCGTTCGAGCAGGCACGCGAGTTCTTCCTGATGTTGGGGCAACCCGAGATTTTCAAGACGGACCTGACGATCGCGCCGAACTGGTACGCGACCGGGATCTCGACGGAGAAGCCGGAACGGTTCTCAGGGTTCCACAGTGCGCACATCCTCCTGGTCGTCGATGAAGCCTCGGGTGTCGCGGATGACATCTTCGAAGCATCCGAAGGTTTCCTGACCTCGAAGAACGCTCGCGTCCTGCTGATCTCGAACCCGACCCGCCTGTCCGGAGAGTTCTACCGGGCCTTCCACCGCGACGCATCGTTGTGGAACCGGATTCATCTGTCGATTGAGGACACGCCGAACTTCACCGATGAGAAAGTCTCGGATGAGGTGAAGCAGTCGCTGCCGGACAAGAAGTTCCCGGCGCTGATGGAACGCAAGTACGGCCTCGAGTCCGCCCTGTACGCGGTTCGTGTGCTCGGCGAGTTTCCCCGGTCGCAGGATGACGCCGTCTGCAAACTCTCGGACGTCGAGGCGGCCCAGTACCGCGAAGTCGAGCCGGGCCTGCCGGTCGTCATCTCGTGTGACGTGGCGCGGATGGGCGGCGACGAAACGGCAATCGCTGTCAGGCGCGGCAACCACATCCGCATTGTCGACGCTTACGCCGGCAAGGACCTGAGCTGGACGATCGGCCGGCTGCTGCAGATCGAACGCGACCTGTACGCCGACTACAAGTGTGATCTCGTCCATGTCCTTGACTACGCCGGGTTGGGTGTCGGAGTGTTCGACGCGCTGCGGGAGCGGTCAGAGTTTCCGGTGTTCGGGTTCAACTCGTCGCATCGCGCGAAGGATGCGCGCGACTATCCCAACCGCCGCAGCGAAGCCTGGTTTGAGTTCGCCGAACAGTTCCTGCCGTACATCGACCTCGACCCTGACGCGCAGCTGCTCGAGGATCTGGTGGCCCCGGTGTTCAAGCCGGACTCGGCGGGTCGTCGTGTCGTGGAGGCGAAGGATGAGACGCGGAAACGGCTCAGCCGGTCTCCGGACCGCGCGGATGCGGTGCTGATGGCGTTTGCGTTCAACCCGACCGAGTCGGTCGAGGAGACGGCCATTCCGGCGGAGGATCGGCGGGCGCTCTCGGCTGGTGTGATGACGCAGCAGTTCTTCAGCACTCTTCCGGATCGTATGCAGGACTTGATCTGCGATTTGCGCTTCCTGATGTGGAAGCGCAGATGGCGGCGAGGCGAGGGTAGTGCCCAACTCGCGCGCTGGACCGAGCAGTTTTAGACGACAGCTCCGACGGATGAAAAGTTCTCCCCGACGACTCAAAGGAGACCGTCGGAGCTTTAGGTCGGGGGCGACCGACCTCGTCAGAAGGTCGCCCCCGACTCACCAGACGAGGTGGTGACCTATGGAACGGGAATGGTGTGCCGGAAGCGGTGTCCCCGGCGACCCTCTATGCGGTGGACATGAGGTGCCGCGTGAATGGCGCAGCGTAGCTTGGCTCAGATACGAGAAGGCTAATCTGCGTATCTACACGCAGACGCGCTGTCGACTCTGCACTCAGACCCAACGTGACTGGCGCAAGAACCAGCGGCGTAACCTTCACAAGGCCCGAACAGCGATTTCAACTCACGCGCGGAGTTACGCCGAGAAGTGGGGGTGTGGAGTAACGGAAGCGCGCCGCCGCCTCATCGTCTATGGATGGTCTCCGGACCCCCTTGCAGAGATTCTCGAGGTCGCCGAACAACGTGGAGCTTGTCCGTCATGCAAGTGGGATTTCGATCGCGGTCCGCATGACATGACAATCGACGTTTGCGATCCAGATGCGCTGCCTCTCGTTCCCTCAAATGTCGAAGTGCTCTGTCGGACCTGCAACACACGGAAGAAGGCCATGACGCGGGCGCAGTGGCTGGAGTTTCTCGCTTACGTCGATGCGATCACCGCCGAGCGTGTCGGACGACAGATGACGCTAGCGGACTAGCCGGGAGGCGACATGAGAAGCGGACGCCTCACGATTGCCTGGAAGCGTCGGGCGACGGCGGAAGTGTGTCTCCGACAGCTCGAGAGAATTGCGCTCGGGCCGGAATGTCGTGAGAAGACGCTTGCGTTGATGTTCCTGTTGAAGTATCAGGATCCGCGATTTCGGGCGAAGTCGTGAAGATCCTCGGTTTCGAGCTTCCCCGTCTCCGCGCTGCCGCCGAGCCGGACGTAACGCCACCTTCCGAGCAGGGCGCGTCGGGCACGATCAACGTCTCTGGATTCCTCCAGAGCACCGAATACCTCCCGCTGCTCACCGGCCTCCAGGGTCTCAAAACGATCGACCAGATGCTCCGCTCCGACGGTGCCGTGCAGGAGGCGACGGAGCACATCATCTCGCCGATCAAGAATGCCACCTGGATCGTGCAACCGGCGTCGCAGGAGCCGGATGCACTCGAGCAGGCCGCATTGATCGATTGCGCCTACTTCAAGCATCTCGCCGTCCCATGGTTGGAATCGCTTGACGAGCAACTCGACTATCTCTGGTACGGCCATGCGGCGTTCGAGCCGATCTACAAGATCGTCGAGGAGGCGCTCTACTACGACGACCCGGACACGAAGGAGCGGGTCGATCTGCCGGCGCGGCAGTATCTGACGCTCGACCATCTCGCGCCCAGGATGCAGCAGACGATCTACAAATGGAACACGGCGAACTCGAAGCTGGAGTCGATCACCCAGCACGCTTTGAAGAACGGTGACTGGGGTGAGTGGACGATCCCGGTCGAGACGGGACCCCTTTGCACGCTGCTGGTGTTGACGAACAAGCGCCGCGGCGACGAGTGGACGGGCCGTTCCATGTTGCGCGCCGCGTATAAGCATTGGTTCGCGAAGGACCTGATCGAGAAGCAGGAGATCGTCGGTCTCGAGCGTTGGGGTGTCGGCATCCCGGTCGGCTACCCACCGGACGGCACCGACAAGGGTGCGATCGACCGGGTGGAAGAGATCCTGGTCGACATCCGCGGCGGCGAGCACTCGTACATCGCATCGCCGGGTCCGAAGCAGACGACGGCGATGCCCGGTTACGTGTGGGAGATCATCGGCCCGTCGGGGACACCACCGAATTTCTCGGAGGCGATCAACCGTCATCGCGGCGACATCAAGGCCGCCGTCCTCGCCCGGTTCGCCGAGCTCGGCCATTCCTCGGTCGGTGCTCGCGCGACCGGGGACATTCAGGCAGTCGTCTGGTTCGCCGCCCTCCACGCGATCGGTAGCTACATCACCGAGGCGCACGCCCCCGTCATCAAGGGTCTGATCGACGCGAACTACAGCGGCGTCACCGAGTACCCGACGCTGCAGGCGCAGGACATCGAAGTCCGCAACCTGGTCGAGTACGCGACGGCCATCTCACAGTTGATCTCGTCGGGGGCGGTCACGAACACGCCCGGTACGGAGGCTGCGGTTCGCGCCGGCGCCGGTTTGCCTGCGATGGAAGAGGACGAAGAGCAGCCGCCCGAACAGGATCCCGAGCCGCCGGGTGAGCCGGAGCAGACGCAACTCGACCGGCAGCAACAGCCGGGTCCGCCGGCAGGTCCGCCCGGCCAGAACCATCCGCCGTACGGCACCCAACCCTAAGAGGGGACCACCCCATGCGCCGACCCATCCTGGTTGCGGTAACCGCTGCCGTCTTCGTAGCTGGTGTTCTGGCTGCCATCGCGCTCGCCTCGACCGGCACGGCGACGGTCTGCGCGACGAGTCCCGTCCAGACGATCAGCGCGAACGGTGTGAAGGTCGGGACGATCACGCCGAAGATCGCCTGTGTGACGTCGACGTACACGATCCCGACCGTCACGAACACGGTGACGACGACGCAGACGGTCACGACAACCATCGTCGGGACGACGACCGCTCCGACCACGACTACCACGCCCCCGCCAAGCGGTTGCTTTCAGTCCCCCGGTTCGTGTGGCTACCCCGATCCGGCCTTCCACAACGTCGGGGTCCCGCAGGGGACGAGCCTGACGCCGAGCGGCAGCATCACCGTGACCACACCCGGAGCCGTCATCGATGGACTAGATGTCAGCGGCGGGATCAACGTCCAGGCGAACAACGTGACGATCAAGAACACACGGGTCAACTGCACCACATGTGCGCCGGGCGATTCGGCAGTCCTGATAGGGCGCGGGTTCAGCGGTCTAGCTATCCAGAGCTCGGAGGTGTCCGGCGGCAGCATCGACGACTTCGGTTCAGGAACCGTCAGCACGACGACGCTCGACCACGTCTACGTCCATGACTGCGGCGAATGCACCCACTACATGAACACGATCACCGACAGCTACATCGTCTCCTGCTATTGCGTCGTGGCTGGTGCTCACTACGAGCCGACACTCACCGACAAGGACTTTATGAGCGTGAGCCATTCGGTGCTGCTGAATCCGCATATCCAGACGGCTGCCCTGATGGCCGGCAAGGACTCTGGGGCGTGCTCGATCCATCTCAGCGTGACCAACAGCCTGCTTGCAGGCGGCGGCTTCGTGATCTACCCCTGCTCCAACACCTCGAGCGCCGGTACGAGCGTTGTCTCGTTCACGGGCAACCGTTTCGCCCGTTGCACCGAGACGCCGACTACGCAGAACGGCGCGAACGTTTGCACGGGTTTCCCGTTCGTCGACCATGGCAGCGATAGCTTCATGGCGCAGAACGGCACGGACGGCCACGGCTACTTCCCGAGCGGCGGCCAGTTCGGCTTCTCGGCTTACATCTATTGCGGGCAGACGACGTGGACGGGCAACGTCTGGGACGATAACGGGGCAGCGGTTAGCTGTGATGGGAGTTAGGTGGCCGCCCTTTACACCGACAACTTCAACCGGGCGGACGAGACTCCATTAAACGCAACAACATGGCCGCTGACCGGCACGGGCAGTTTCAACCTCGCGACTAACCAGGTATCGCACCCGAACGACGCCAACGACAACGAGGTCTACTACTCGGCTGCGTCGGCTCTCGGCGATCAGTATTGCCAGGTCAAGTTCACCAAGGCACCAGGGGATGCCAGTGAACAGGGTGTTGGCGTCGTCTGCCGCCACATAGCTAGCGGAGCGACCCGCACGTTCATCAGGGCCGTCGTCGACAACAGTGGAGCGATCACCGTCCGGGCTTTCGCGGCGGGCACGGGAACGCTCATCGGTTCCAACGCAGGCACATTCACGACGGGTGACGTGCTGCGCATGGAAGTCACCGGGACGTCGCCGAACATCGTCGTCAAGGTCTTCAAGAACGGTGTCCAGGTCGGCGTGAACTTCACTGGCGTAACAGGGCCGAACACCGGCAAGCCGGGAATGTGCTTCTCGTCCTCGACGTCGAACACGATGACGCTGGACGACTGGGAAGCCGGAGACTTCTCGGTAGGGGGCGCCCCTCATCCGTTCGAACCAATCCCTTTCATCTCCCCACGGAGGATGTGACCAATGGCGAGGCAGTACCTCCAGGATGGCGGTCTACTCACTGAGCCGGCGATCACCGACCCGCTCGCAGCCAACGTCACGACGACGATCGTCAACATCGTCTCCAACTCGCTCCGCTACTTCGTGATCCCCGCCTACGACCCGCGGCCAGGCAAGGTCTACGTGGTTGAGGCGGGTGGACTCATCACGACCGCAGCGACCGGGGCGTTGACGATCAGCCCGTTCATCAGCACGACGAACGGCACAACCGGCACCAACCTCGGCGCATCAGTCGCCCAAACCGTTCCGGTGTCGTCGCTCTCCGGTCCCTGGTGGATGCGTTTCGTCTTGACGGTGTTGACGACGGGCGATCCGGGCGGCTCGAACGCGACGATCAAGGGAACCGGCGTCTTCCAGTCCGGCGGCGTCGCCGCCACGGCGAACAGCGGCCTCGACCTGACGTTCGGCGGCACGTCGGCTGTGTTCGACCATTCCGTCAACCAGACGTTGAACATCTGCAAGACGCTGAGCGTCGCCGGTTCGTGGACGACTCAATGGGCTCTCTTCTACGCGATGAACTGAGGCCCTAGATGCCCATGTTCCTTCCGGGGCCGGGGCCGCTAGTCCTCGTTCGGGAGCAGTCGTTCGCGCCGACTGCAGTTGCGGTTACGACGGTCGACGTCGCCGGGAACGGGATCGCGTCTGCTGAAGCGTTCGGGATCGCCGACGTCCAGTTCGTTGTCAAACCGGTAGCGGTTGCGTCGGCTGAGGCGTTCGGGACGACGCGCGTTGTTCGGATCATCCGCAACGCAGGCGCGATCGCGACGGCAGAGGCGTTCGGCGTTACGCATGTCCAGTTCGTCGTTCGTCCGGTAGCGATCGCGACGGCCGAGGCGGTTGGGCAGCCGCGCGTCAGGTTTGTAGTCGGCGCTGTCGGGATCACGTCCGCTCAGGCGTTCGGTACTACGCACGTCCAGTTCATCGTCGAGCCGATCGGTATCGCATCGGCGGAGGCGTTCGGCCAGGCGACGAAGCTCGTCACGAACATCATCAAGGCCGTAGGCGCGATCGGCTCGAGCGAAGCCTTCGGCGTCACCCACGTCCTTTTCGTCGTCAAACCGATCGGCATCACGACCAGCGAAGCGTTCGGTACGACGCATGTCCTCTCGCCGCAATACATCTCGATCGCCGGCAAGATCGCCAGCGCCGAAGCGTTCGGCACGACCCACGTTCTCTTCGTTGTTCGCGGCATCGGCATTACGAGCTCGGAGGCGTTCGGGCAGCCGCGCGCCCGATTCGTTATTGCAGCGATCGGAATCGCGAGCGCCCAGGCTTTCGGCACGACGCATGTCCGGTTTGTCGTCGGTTCGATTGGGATCACGTCTCGGGAAGCATTCGGGACGCCGCAGGTCTCGACCGGCGTCTACTTCGTTACGGGAGTCGGCGCTATCTCTTCGGCCGAGTCGTTCGGCCTCACGCACGTCCTCTTCGTCGTCCGTGGGATCGGAGTCAGCTCAGCGCAAGCCTTCGGGTCACCCTCCCTGCCAAGGCTGCTGCAGCGGGCAGGCGCAGTCGGCTCGGCCGAGGCATTCGGCACAACCAGGGTTCGCTTCGTTGTCGGCAGCATCGGCATCGCTAGCCGTGAGGCGTTCGGGACGCCGACGAAGAACCCGCAGGTCATCTTCGTTCATCCGGGGATCAGTTCCACTGAGGCGTTCGGGATCGCAACGGTCTTCGATGCGACCGTCCAGACAGCCTCGGCGTACGGCAAGGTGTTCCTCAGCGACGTAGCCGTCTTCGCCGTGACCCTCATCGACACAGCCGGATACGGCGCCAATGCCGACGGCGCATCCGTCTTCGGCCAAGGCATCGACGACGCACTCGTCTACACCGAACGGACCTCGGACGCACTCACCTACGCCGGAGCGATCGACGACACACCGGGAGGTCACTGATGGCGACATCGATCGGCCTCTACGACGTCGGCGACATGATCCGACTCCGCGCCACCTTCGTCTCCACCGACCTCATCACCCCGGCGGACCCGTCGACGATGATCTTCCGCATCCAGAGTCCCGCCACCGCGGTCGCCTGCTACGCCTTCGGCATCGCCGCAGCCTCGGTAACAAGGGCTGGCGTCGGTGCGTACTACAAGGACATCACGCCCGACGTGTACGGCCAGTGGGTCTACAACGCCCTCGCGACTGGCGGTGTCCAGGCCGTCGATGAGTGGACGTTCACCGTCAAACACTCAGCGTTCCTGTAAGGAGCCCGCATGAAAGTTCTCGCGATCAGAACCCGAGACGGCCACTACCTCGAGTTCGCGACGATCCGCGCCAACCTCGAAGACGGCAGCGAAATCGCAGTCGATCTCAGCAAGGCCGTCTTCGTCGAGATCCTCGAGGTCGGCGTGCCGGAGCCGCTACGCCAATTCGACGACTGCAAGGGGCCTGTGCCGCACGCGATCAACGGTGCCGGCGGCATCAAATCCGAAGAAGTGGTCAAAGGGATCGGCTAAAAGGAGGCCACATGGCCAACGGACTGTTCGACTCCGGCAGACAGGGCTTCCTGACCGCCTCGATGGGCTGGCTCGCAGGCTCCGTGCCGGGAACCTGGGTGATCTACATCATGGGAAGCCAACCTCAGAACCTGACGACCAACGTCTTTCTCTCCGACATCCCGAACACGGTCTGGCGAGCACGCGGCACCTATCTCACGTCGAAAGGCGTCGCTGCTGGTGTCGCCTCCGCCGCGAACACGCTCGTCCCCGCGGTCGGGTCGTCCGGCTCCGCGACCGCCGTCTACCTCGTCGCCGTGAACGAGACGGGCGCCTCCCAGACGTCGCTGCTCGGCTTCTCGATCGACACAGCGACGGGCCTCCCGTTCCTCCCGAACGGTGGCGATGTCCAGATCAACTGGGATACAGGCGCGAACATGATCTTCAAATTATGATTTCTGGTAGTATCCCAGTGTGGCAAGCAAGGCGAAGCCGGAGCAGCGCAAGACGATCAGCGTCATCTGTCCGGTCTGTGGCGATCCGTTTGAGCAGCGCAAGGATGGACGCCCGAAGACGTGCTCGAAGTCATGCTCGCTGACTAAGCACTACCGCAGCGGACTTCGTCGCGAGGAATGGAAGCGGCGAGAACGATTGCCGCGTATCAAGCAGAGCGCGGGCTACATCTGGGCCTATGCCCCGGATCATCCGAACGCTCGCATCGGCGGTCTCTACGTCCTTGAACATCGACTCGTGATGGAGAAAGAACTCGGACGGTTACTTGGGCCGCATGAGCGGATTCATCACAAGAACGGCAACCGCTCGGACAACCGGATAGAGAATCTCGAGTTGTTCGTCGGAGGCCATACACAGGGCGCATCCGAGAAGCATTGTCCGACCTGCACTTGCTTCGATCACTAGGAGCCTCATGCCTCTTCCGGAGCCGCACGTCATTGGCTTTCCGGGCGGCCACGATCTGCTCTTGCGAACCGGACCGTTCGACGACATTCGGGACGTCATCACGGCGGCACCGAACTGGGGCGGCCACGGCTACGCGACGAGCGACATCTTCACCGTCCGCCACAAGCTGATCCGCGAGCTCGATCCGCAACCTCAATCGGTGTTCGAGTTCGGGTCGTTGCTCGGCTATTTCTTGTTGACGGCGGTAGACGCTGCGCCGTCGATTGGGCGTG